GGGCTCGACCTGTCGACCACGACCGACATCTCGGCGTTCGTGATGGTGTTCCCGCCACAAGGCGAGTGTACCGACTACCGCGTGATTGCGAAGTTCTGGTGCCCGGAGGACCGAATTCAGGAGCGCGCGCGCAAGGATCGCGTGCCGTACGACGTCTGGGCGAAGGCGGGCTGGATCGAAGCGACCGAGGGGAGCGTCGTGGACTACGACGTGATCCGCGCGCGCATCAACGAGTTCGGCAAGCGCTTCGATATTCGTGAGATCCCGCGCGACCGCTGGAACGCCGCGCAAATCACGACGCAGTTGATGGGCGACGGGTTCACGGTCGTGGACTTCGGCCAGGGCTACGCGTCCATGAGCGACCCATCGAAGCAGTTCGACGCGCTGTATCGCGATCGGAAGTTCCGGCACGGCGACAACCCGGTGCTGACCTGGATGGCTGCGAACGTGATGGCCGAGCAGGACGCGGCCGGGAACATCAAGCCCTCGAAGGGCAAGAGCGGCGACCGGATCGACGGCATCGTCGCGGCCGTGATGGCGGTCGGACGGGCGCACGTTGACGAGGGCGGCTCGATCTACAACGAGCGCGGGCTGGTCGCGGTATGAGCGACAAGCGTCCGCTGGGTGCCGAGGAGGCGCTGGTCGTGGCCGGGATTGCCGCGGTCGTCGTCGGCGTGTCGGGCTGGTCCTGGCAGGCCGGGTGCGTCGTCGGCGGTGCCCTCGTGATCGCTACGGTGTACGTGGTGGCGCGATGGGCCTGATCCGCTCCATGGTCCGCAAGTCGTCCTACGCCGACGCATGGAATCGCGGCGAGTCGGTTGGCCTGGGCGTCTCGACTGCGGCCGGCATGACTGTCGGGCCTGATACCGCCCTGCGCGTTTCCGCGGTCTACGCGTGCATCCGGTTGATTGCCGAGAGCATCGCGACGTTGCCGCTGCATGTGTTCGAGCGCGTTGGCAAGGACAAGCAGCTCGCAAGCGACCATCCACTGTCGTACCTGGTGCACGACTCGCCCGAGAAGCGCTACACGTCCTGCGTCTGGCGCGAGACCCAGCAGTCGCATGTGCTCCTGGGCGGCAACGGCTACGCCAGGATCGAGCGCAGCCGCGGCCAGGTCAGCGCGATCTACCCGCTGAATCCGAACTACGTCACTCCGCGGACGGAATCAAAGACGGTCGTCTACGACATTCAGGAGCGCGGCACGCTCGAAGCCGGAGTGTCCGCGAGCGACATCCTGCACATTCCCGGCATGGGCTGGGACGGCCTGGTCGGCTACTCTCCGATCTACCTCGCGCGTGAGGCGATCGGACTGGCGCTCGCGACGCAGGAGTACGGCTCGCGGCTGTTCTCGAACGGCTCGCGGCCTTCCGGCGTGATCAAGATGGCCGGGCACCTGAAGGACGACAACGCGCGCACCCGTCTGCGCCAGAGCTGGGAAGAGATCCACCGCGGCTCATCGAATTCCGGCCGGGTCGCGATCCTCGAGGACGGTGCCGAGTTTGCTCCGATCGCGATCCCGCCCGAGGACGCCCAATTCCTCGAGACGCGCAAGTTCCAGGTGGCGGAGATCGCGCGCATCTTCCGCGTGCCGCCGCACATGATCGGCGACGTCGAGCGCACGACGTCCTGGGGCTCCGGCATCGAGCAGCAGTCGATCGGGTTCTTCCGCGACACGCTGCGTCCCTGGGTCGTGCGCTGGGAGCAGGAGCTGAACCGGAAGCTGTTCAGCGAGCGCGAGCGCGGTCGCTACTTCTGCGAGTTCAACGTCGACGGCATGCAGCGCGGCGACCTCAAGAGCCGCTACGAGGCGTATTCGATCGCGCGCCAGTGGGGCTGGATGTCGGTCAACGACATCCGGCGGCTTGAAAACATGAACGCTGTCGAGGACGGAGACGAGTACTTGAGCCCGCTGAACATGGTGCCGGCGGGCGAGCGACCCGCGCCGCAGCCAGCGACCGAGGAAGTTCCCGCATGAGCGCCGTCGCGATCATCGTCCGCGCCAAGAACGGCCACGCGCTGACCGAGGCGTGCCTGAATTCCATTCGGGAGAACACCCCCGATGGCAGCTACGTCACGATCCTCTCGGACGACGGCAGCGAACCAGCCTACGCCCCGGACGCTGCCGATTACGTCGTGCGCTCCGCGAAGAGCAACGGCGCCGTAACGGCGACGAACCTCGCGATTTCGCTGACGTTCGCGTTGCCGTGCAGGTACGTCGCGATCCTCGACAACGACACCGAGGTTCCCGCGGGCGACCGCGGCTGGCTCGCGCGCTGGGTGATCGAGATCGAGCAGTACCCAGGCACGGCAGTCGTCGGCGCGACCACGAACTACGCGAACCCGCCGCAGCACATCCTGGCCTCGCCGCACACCTACATGGCAGCGTGGAAGGACGAGCAGACCGGGCGCTCCGGCATCAAGGACAACCCCGCGATCCACTCCTTCGTGTCCTGTTGCGCGCTCTTCCAGAAGGCGGCCCTGGCGCAGGTCGGGCTGTGGGACGAGCGCTACAACCCCGGGCAGTACGAGGACACCGACTACGCGATGGCACTGCGCGCGGCAGGCTTCGAGCTGCGTGTGGCCCGCAGCGTCTACATCCACCACCAGGGCCACAAGACGTTTTCGGACCAGCTGCAGCGGCTGCTCTCCGAGAACGGGCAGAAGTTCGCGGATAAGTGGGGGGTTGGCCGCTTGATGGACATGGGCTTCGTATCGCCCGATCAGGTCGCGGCAATGCTGGCAGCCCAGCGGGGAGCGACGGAATGAAGCCGCTCCACAAGCCGCGCAGCTGGCAGGCGTCGGACTCGATCGGCTGGCTCTTCATGGGCGAGCAGGGCGGCCCGTGCGACAAGTCGTGCGTGTTCTGCTACTACGCGTTCCAAAAGAACCTTGTGTTCTACGACCTGCCGACGATGATCGGCATCGCGAACCTGTTCCGGCACTACTACAAGCTGGACGGGGCCGACATCACGGGCGGCGAGCCGACGATCTACAAGCACATCGTCGAGCTGGTGCAGCACTGCGCGAACATCGGGCTCTCGCCGCGGATCATCACGCACGGCCAGAACCTGCATGACGGCTGGAAGATGCACTACAAGGAGCCGGTCTACAAGCTCGTCGAGGAGGCCGGGCTCGAGCTGTGGCGCGTGTCTTTGCACGGCGGATCCCCGCAGTCGCACGACCTGCTGCTCGCGCACGAGAACAGCTTCGCGAAGCTGACCGGCAACCTCGACAACCTGACGAAGCCGGTGCACTTCAACACGACGATCACGAACACGAACTTCAACGACCTGCCCGTCGGCGTGCTCAAGGACCGCCCCGCGACTGTCTACAACATGATCTGGTTCAACCCGTACTTCTACTGGTCGACCGACAAGGGCATGGTCGAGGCCGACTTCCAGGTCAAGTACCGCGAGGCCGCGGAGCACGTCGCGGGCGCGATCCAGGAGCTCGAGGCCCGCGGCTGGGAAGTCAACGTCCGCTACTTCCCGCTCTGCATCGCGCAGGAGTTCGGGTTCGCGGAGAACGTCTGCAACTACTTCCAGGTGCCGTTCGATCCGTGGGAGTGGCGGCTGACGACCACAGCGCGCAAGTCGCAGGAACAGATTCGCGCCGCCGGCGGGACGTACCAGGCCGAGATGCTGCAGGCGCGCGAGTGGATGAAGGGCCGCGACAATCAGAAGTGCGCGAGCTGCTCGCTCTCGCAGATCTGCGACAAGCCCCCGGAGCAGTACCAGAAGAAGTACGGCCTTGACGAGGTCGTGCCGCAATCCGGCCCGCCGATCCACGACCCGTTGCACTTCCAGCGGCTGCGCGGCGTCCCCGCGCCTGTCGCCGTGGAGGCATGACGATGAACCAGATCTTCCTCGCGGAGATCAAGGGGCACGACACCGAGGAGCGCACGCTCGAAGCGGCGATCTCGACGGACGCCGTCGACCGCGTCGGTGACGTGATCCGGCAGGACGGCTGGGATCTCACGCACTACCTGAAGAATCCCGTGGTGCTGTTCGGCCACGACTACAGCAAGCCGCCGATCGGCCGCGCCCTCTCGCTCACCGTTGGCGAAGGCGCCCTGATTGCGAAGATGCAGTTCGCGGACACGCGGTTCGCGCGGGAGATCCACAAGCTCTACGCCGAAGGCTACATGCGCGCGTTCTCGGTTGGGTTCGCCCCGCTCGAGCCGCCGCAGATCCGCCGCGACGACAAGGACCGCTTCGTCGGCTACGAATACACCAAGCAGGAGCTGCTGGAGTTCTCAGCGGTCCCGGTTCCTGCCAATCCCGAGGCCCTGCAGCTGGCCATGCGCAAGGGTCTCATCGTCGAATCGAGAAGCTCGTTCTGCCGCGCGCTGGACGAAGAAGGGGACCTGGATTTCGTCAAGGTGGCCATCGCCGTCGAATTCGCGAAGGCGAGGCTGAATCCCAATCTTCGGCCGTAGGGCCGGGAGGCGAACAATGAGTCAGGAGCTGGTGGACCAGGTGAAGAGCCTGTCCGACTCCCTCGGGCCGAAGCTCGACGCCACGCTCGAGAAGGCCAACGACGCCGTGAGGCGGGCAGAGGCCACCGAGAAGGCGGTCGAGGAGAAGGTCGGCAAGCTCGAGGACTGGGTCGGGGACGTCGAGAAGAAGATCACGGTCGGCCTCGCGTCGGTGAACCGCAGCCGCGAGGATCAGATGCTCGACGCGATCCCCGAGGACGTCCGCAAGTACGCGAGCCTGTTCGGGCTGATGAAGAGCCGCCAGGAGCAGAACGACTCCGGGCGCTTCGAGAACCCGTCGTTCAAGGCGGCCTCGGCGCTGTGGTTCGACGCGGCGGCCCGGCTCCAGTGCCGCAACACGAACCCGGCCGAGCGCGCGGCGCTGGGCGACCGGATGGAGAAGCTCGAGCGCGCCTTCGCCGACGTCTACCGGACGGAGAAGGCGGCGTACACCGGCGGCACGGATTCGACCGGCGGCTACACCGTCCCGAACATCATCGAGGCCGAGGTCCTGCGCATCGCGCTCGACAGCTCCGTCGTCTACTCGAGGGGTCGCAAGATCCCGATGACGAGCGACACGCTGAACATCCCGAACGAGGCGACCGGCTTCACCGTCTACTTCTCGGCGGAAGCGGCGACGCTCACGGGCGGCGAGAACACCCTCGGGACGAACCTGCTCACGGCGAAGAAGATCATCGGCCGCGCGACGGCGAGCATCGAGGCGACCCAGGACTGGATCGTCGCGATGATGCCCTACGTCCAGGGGATCATGGCCGAGGGCATCGGCCGCAAGCTCGACCTCGAAGCGCTCGAAGGCACGGGGACGAACTTCACCGGTGTCGTGACCGAGTCGGGCGTGAACAGCGTCGCGACGACCACGACGGACGGTGCCGCGATCACGTTCCAGAAGCTGGTCAAGGCGACCTTCGCCGCGGGCGAGCAGAGCACGCGGAACAGTCCGAGCTGGTTCATGAACCCGAAGATCCTCGCGGGCGTGATCGGCCTGATCGACACGAACGGGACGCCGATCTTCCAGTACGCGAACGTCCCCGGCACCCCGCAGCTGAGCATCCTCGGCTACCCGGTGCACGCGAGCAACGCCCTGTCCGTCAACATCACCCGGGGCGCCACCGGATCGACCGGCAACATGTACTTCGGCGATCCGCAGAAGCTCATCTTCGGCGAGCGGATGGGCATGCAGTGGGACGTCTCCGATGCGCCCAACTGGGCGACCTACTCGCTCGACATGCGGCTCGTGACCCGCAAGGGCTTCACGGTCGCGACGCCGGCCGCCTGGACGAAGGTCGTCGGCTGCATCCTGCTTCCCTGATCTGAGGGGCTGAAGTGAGCGTTCTGCACTTCCGGGGCAAGGAACACCGACCGCGCAAGCGGGAAGGGGTGTTCCTTGCCCTGCCCTCGATGTCGAATCGCATCAACATCGGCCTGCACTGCTTTGCGATGAAGGCCATGCTGGCGAACTTCGACTCCGATTCGGCCTACAGCTTCGCGGTGCAGCACGTCAACAAGAAGTACCCGATCGACTACGCGCGCAATCTGCTCTGCGGTCTGTTCCTGAAGACCGAAAGCGACCGGCTGTGGTTCTTCGACGAGGACATGATGCCGGAGGACGACGCGTTCCAGCTGCTCGGCGTTGATGCCGACATCGTCGCGGCGCGCGCGATGATCTGGGACGCCAAGACCGACACGGCCCCGCCGCGCCTGCGTGTGTCGGCGTTCGACTACAACCGCAACCAGAACGAGCTGTTCACGCCGCTGATCCCGATGCCCGGCGAGCCCCAGGTCAAGGACGTTGACGCGGTCGGCACCGCGACGATGCTGATCCGCCGCCGCGTCCTCGAGGACCGGCGCATGTGGACGGGCGACAGCTACACGGACCTGTTCGGCGCGGAGAAGCGGCTGTCCGAGGAGATGGCCGACCCCAACTGGGGACCGCCGATCTTCCACACGAAGCACAAGCCGAACGGGCAGCCGCTGCGCGGCGAGGACCTCGACTTCTGCCAGCGTGCGAAGGCCCTCGGTTACTCGGTGAAGGTGCACTTCGGCATCGGGGTGCCGCACCTGAAGGAAGTCAGCCTCGACGACATCGCGGTCCTGGCGCACAACGCGCTGACGATGCAAGCGCAGGAGAACGCGAAGAGCGAGGTGGCCGGTGCCTAAGCTCGTGCGTTGGCTCACCGGAGACCAGGCGCCGCGGATCCCCGGGTTCGTCGAGGAGGTCGAGGATCACGTCGCGGAGTCGTTCCTCGCCCGCAAGCTGGTCGAGCTCGTCGAGCCGCCGTCCGCCCCAGTCGCGGCCGTGCTCGACGAGCCGACTCAGGATCGCCAGGTCAAGCGCGCGCGGAGGAAGGCGTAATGCCGAACCTCACGACCCTCGCGGACTGCAAGACGCGCTTCGGATACGGGACGTCCGACGAGGCGCTCGTCAACCTGCTGCTGCCGGAGGTCGACGCCGACGTCGTCTCCTACGTCGGGCGCCCGATCTTCGCTGAAACAGGACGAATCGAGTACCCAATCGTCCGCGGTCTTGGGCTGACCGCGGTGCGGCTGGCGCTGTACCCGGTGACGACGCTGACGAGCCTGCACATCAGCACGGCCGTGCCGCGCGTGTACGACGCCACGACCGCCGTGAGTGCTTCGACGGGCTACGGCTACGACGCGAACAGCGGCATGCTGTTCCTGCTCGACGGCCGCTGTTTTCCGAGCACCGAGGAGTCGCCGCAGGCGATCAAGGTGGTCTACAACGGCGGCTACTCGACCATCCCGGGCGACATCAAGGCCGCGGCGGAAGAGATCCTCGCGACGAAGTTCCAGAAAAGCAAGGACCGCCAGTACCACGTCACGAACATCACCGCGATCGACGGCCAGGTCCAAGGCATCCGCTGGGAGGACATCCCGCCGTCCGCGAAGGCCGTCCTCGACCGCTTCCGAGACGTGGCCTTCGCATGATCACCGTCGCCACGAACGCCGACGAGGCTGCGCGCCTGCTTCGGCAGGAGATGCGCGCCTTCAAGCGAGCGCAGCGGGTGCAGATGCGCCGCGCCGCGAACGTCGTCAAGGACGCAGTCGTCGCCCGCCTGTCCAGCGGGTCGCCGCTGAATGTTTCCGGACGCGCGCAGCGCCGCGGGAAGCCCGGGAGGGGGAGGGCGCGCGGCAAGGCGGTCGGGCCGCTGTTCCGTTCGATCCGCGTGAAGATCCGCGACCGCGGCGAGTTCGGTGTCGCGGGCTTCATCCGGCCGGCGATGCGCGGGTTCTACGGCCGCTTCCACGAGCTGGGGCTCGACGCGACCGCGGAGACCCGCGCCGTCGTCGACAAGCGCCGCGGCCGGGCCGAACGGATCGTGAAGCGCAGTCACCGCTTCCACCTGCCGCCGCGCCCGTACCTCGAGCCGACGGCCAGGGCGAAACGCGACCAGGTCGTAGCGATGCTCGGCGACTCGTTCAACGTGTTCCATGGCGGTGTCCTGGTGAGCGGCCTCGATGCCTGACCCGAAGCTGATGCAGCTGCGCGATGCGGTCGTGACGGTCCTGGCCGCGATCGCAACCGGGTCGGGGAACTACCTGACGATCGCGAGCGGCAGCGCGTTCGCGGGCCATCCCGAGACCCCGCGGCTGCCAGCGCTCCCGTGCGTTGGCGTCATGGTGTCCGGCTACGTCGCGGGGCACGCGTCCTATTCGGGGCCGACCGTGGATGCGACCGCGGAAGTTGTGGTCTTCATGGTCGCGCGCTCGGACGAAGATCTTATCCGGCTCGCCGCGGACATCCAGAACGTCGTCACGAAGGACACGAGCGGTGTTCTGCTCGGTCTGTCGTTCGTGCAGCAGGTGCACCCGGGCGACTGGGAGCCGCGCAACCCGATTGACGCCGCGGTGCCGTCCGGCCAGGTGTGGGGCGAGTACCGCTTCGAGGTGGACTTCTATCACGCCCGAGGTGAGGCATGAGGCTCAAGGTGACCGCGGGCTACGGGATCGCCGAGGTCGGCCGCTATCCGGTCGTCGGCGGCATCGTCGAAGTCCCGGATGATCTGGGGGAGGCGCTGCTGAAGGAGCGGCCGGCCGACTTCCAGCTCGTGAAGGTGGAGAAACAGGACGACCGGCGCAAGTAGTCGTCGGCGAAGAAATCGGCGGTGAAGGTGGCCACCTGATCCGCTGATGTAACAGGCCGGAAGCCGCAACGTTTCGCGCGGAAACGAAGCGGCGACCGGTTTCAGCGGGCCGCGCGGCCGCAGGGGAACACCCCATGGGGCTGCGTCACGTCGGGTTCGGGGTCGAGACCACGGTCGGCACGGCGGTGGCGCCGACGCGCTGGCTCGAAGCACTCTCGGAAAGCGTCCAGTCGGAGCCGGTGATCGCGAGCCCGCCGGTCCTGCGCTCCTACTCGAAGCGCGCGATCGACCAGCTGCACCGCCCGGTGAAGGGCAACGTCGAGTTCCTGGCCAACTACCAGGGCATCGGCTTCATGCTCAAGTATCTCTACGGCTCCGTCACGTCGCAGGCCGACACGCCCGCGACGGGGTTCAACACCCACAGCTTCCCGGCGACCAGCGGCATCCCGTCGACCGACCGCATCGGCATGGCGCTGACGATCGAGTGCCGCCGCGACGGCTCGTTGTCGTGGCGTTACGCGGGCTGCAAGCCGATCTCGTGGCGGCACGACATGCCGCTCGGTGACTACGGGAAGATCAACTGCGGCTTCCTCGGCTACTCCGAGGCGCTCGCCGGTCCGGCCTCGGCGACCTTCCCGACGCTGTCGCCGATGAAGCCGGTGCACTACTCGGCCTCGTTCGACGGCACGTCGCTCGCGGTGCGCTCTGGGTTCGTCGAGATCAACAACCCGCTCGACGAGCCGCTCGGCTGGGGCTCGACCGCCTTCGTCGCGGAGCCGGATCGCAACGGCGAGATGACCGCGACGGCCCAGCTCGAGATGTACTTCGACAGCACGACTCAGTACGCGAAGTTCGCGGCCGCTTCGGACGTGGACGTCGCGATCGCCGCCGTGGTGTCGGCCAACGAGAAGATTACCTACAACATCGACAAGGCCAGGATACTGCAGGCCACTCCGCACAACTCGGGCCGTGATCGCCTCGTCGGGACGTTCGTGCTCGAGGGCTACTTCAACACCACCGGCACCGAGAACATCCAGACGGTGTTGATCAACGCGGACACCACTCCCTGATGATCACCCGCGAAATCAAGCTCCCGTCCTCCGGGTCGGCGGTCACCATCCGCCGGCCCGGGGGGCTCGACCAGCTGCTCCTGCTCGGCGGCCTGCCGAAACTCCCGCGCCAGTTCGTCACCGACGGCAACCCGGCCGCGATGGAGGCGCACCTGCAGCAGGACCATGGCGCGCTCGAAGCAGCGCAGATCGCGGCCGCACGCCGCGCCTGCCGGTGCTGCATCAACCCGAAGTTCGCCGTTCCGGACCAGGACGGCTCGCTGCCCTACGGGCACCAGGATATCAACGACCTCGACTTGACCGACTACCTGTTCCTGTTGAACGCCGTGCAGACGCTCGCCGCGGAAGGGGAGCAAACGGTTTCCCCTTTGTCGAAGCCGGAGGTCGCGACCTCCTCGTGAGTCTCCACGTCCTCGGCAGCCGCTATGGCCGGCCGCCGTCGTGGTGGCTCGATAAGCCAGCTGAGCAGCTCGCCCTCGACGTGGAGTGCTTGATTGCCGGACAGGCCGAAGAGGAACGGCAGAGACGCAACCGTAGCCGATAGGGGGACCGGTGGCCGAACGTCGCGTTGACATCGTTCTCTCGGCCAAGGACGAGGCGACCGCCGCGTTCCGCGGGCTCACCCGTCAGATCGAGGGGCTGAAGTCTCCGCTTGCGGCGCTCGGCGCGCTCGGTGCCGCGGTCGGGCTCGTGTCGTTCGGCCGCGACCTGGTGCGCGGGCTGCACGATGCGATCAACGCGTCTGCCGAGGCCGAGGAAGTCACCGTCAAGGTCGCACAGGCGTACCGCTCGCTCGGCGTTCCGGTCGAGGAGAACACCAAGCGATCGCAGGAGTTCGCCTCGGCGCTGCAGTTCCAGACCGGCGTCGAGGACGACGCGATCCTCAAGGGCCAGACGCTCCTGATCACGATGGGGCGCCTGTCGGGCGACGGCCTGGAGCGGGCGACGCGCGCGGCCGTTGACCTCGGTACCGTCACCGGCAACACCGAGGGCGCATTCACGGCGCTGGCCAAGGCCGCGGCGGGCAACACGACGGCCCTCGGGAAGCTCGGGATCAAGATCGACGAGGGCGTGCCACCGTCGCGACGCTTCGCCGTGGCGCTCGAGCAGATCAATGAGAAGTTCGGCGGCCAGGGCGCGGCACGCCTGCAGACCTACAACGGCCAGCTCGACCGCTTCAAGGCGACCGTCAACGACGTCCAGGAGGCCGTCGGCGCTCCGTTCCGCGAAGCGCTCACGCTCGCCTTTGAAGCGATCCTAACGCCCGGCGCCAAGTCTCTCGGGGACGCCGCGGCGAATTCCGATGAGTTCCGCGAGGCGATCCTGCGCGCGGCACTCGCGGCGACCCAGGCCGCGAAGCCGCTCGCCGAATTTTTCGACCTCCTGGCGGACATCGGCGCCGGCGCGATTCCGCAGAAGATCCGCGAGTTCAACCGAGACCTGCTCATCCTCGAGCTGATACTGCGCCACCTCGGCGACTCGGCTGGCCGCAGCTTCGAGACTCTCAAGGACTACATCAACGGTGCCTCGGACAAGATCGCGACCTACGAGGGCCACGCCTCCAAGGCAAAGACGACGACGTTCTCCCTGGCCGAGGCCCTCGACAAGTACGCGTCCATGCTCACCGACGCGATCAAGGAGGGCCCGAAGGCGGCCGCCGGCGTCACGGCGATCGGCGACGCCGCCGACGATACCGCGGGCTCGCTCTCGGCCCTCGACAAGGTGCTCAAGGACGCGGGGATCAAGACGACCGCGGCCGTCACCGAGGAGGCGAAGAAGCTAACCGCGGCGTTCACGGAAGCCGCGAATGCGTTCGCGCGCGGAGAGATCAGCCCCGAGGCGTTCCGGGCTGTCACCGGCGAGATCGGGAAAGCCGCCGACAAGCTCCGCGACCTGGGGGCTGAGCTCGAGGGGCTGCCGTCCGCGAAGATCCGCTTCGAGGTCGTCGGCCCGGAT